ACGAAACCGAAAGTGGCGACATTGACTTTACTAATCCCATCGTCCATGAGATGGCAAACCCTGCTTATGGTGTGTCTATTCGCCCTGACGACATTATGAACGATGCGATGCAGGCGCTGAATGACCCGCAGCAGCGCAAAGACTTTTTTGCAAAATCCCTGAACGTTTATACCGCCGCCATGAAAGCGTATTTCAATCTGGATGAATTTCAGCGTTCGGATGGAAAGTTTAATTGGACGGTTGAGGAACTTGCGAAGCTGCCGATTGTATGGTTTGGCGGTGCTGACCTTTCCCGAATGCACGACCTTACTGCGGCAGCGCTCTATGGAACATTAAAAGGGTTCAAATTGGATGGAAAAGCCATTGATGTGGATATTGTAATCACACACGCATGGTTTCCGGTTGTCATGGCTCACAAAAAAGCGGAAGAGGATAACATTCCCCTGTTTGGCTGGAAAGATGATGGCTGGCTGGATATGTGCAACTCCCCCACCGTGAATCATGCCGACATTGTGAACTGGTTTGTTAAAATGCGAAAAATGGGATTTAAGATCAAGCAGGTCGGTCATGACCGGAAATTCTGCCGCGAGTATTTTCTTGGAATGAAAGGCGCGGGATTTAACATCGTTGACCAACCGCAGTATTTTTACAAGAAGTCAGAGGGATTCCGGCACATCGAGCAAAAAGCCAAGGACGGAGAACTGTATTATCTTCATTCATCCGCATACGAATACTGCTTACAAAATGTACGCGCCATCGAAAAAACTGACGATATGATTCAGTACGAAAAGGTTCAATCGGAACAGCGAATTGATTTATTTGACGCTTCGGTTTTTGCCTGTGTAAGTAAGCTCGAAAATTTAGAGCGGCAAAGCAGAGCCGCGAAATGGTTTGGTGAATAAATGAGAAATCCTTTTAAAAAGCGAACATCTCAATCCGGGGTGGCTTGGCTCTGCTCCCCGGATGCGTACAATGTGCTGGCGGGGTCGGGTTATCACAGTTTGAAAGATTGCCCGGAAATACAGACAGCGGTGAACCGGGTGGCTGACCTGATCAGCACCATGACCATCCACCTCATGACGAATACCAAGGATGGCGACGTAAGGCTGAAAAATGAGTTGAGCCGGAAAATTGATATTAATCCGAACAAATGGATGACGCGAAAACAGTGGGTGTATTCAATTGTCCGAAATATGATGCTGGACGGAGACGGCAACAGCGTGCAGCTTCCCCATTATGATTCCGGCGGAATTCTCAAAGATGTTGAACCGCTTGATATGACACAAACGAATATTGTCCTTGACAGTTACGGTTACCACATTACAAGTGGCAGCCGCTTTTTTATGCCCGATGAGGTGCTGCATTTTGTCGATAATCCCGACCCGCAGCATCCGTGGGTTGGGCAGGGATACCGGGTGCTTTTAAAGGATGTGGCAAAGTCACTTGGGCAGGCGACAAAGACAAAAAATGATCTTATGAGCAGTCCGACACCGTCCATCATCGTAAAAGTGGACGGCCTTACAGAAGAATTTTCAAGTGTCGCGGGAAGAAAAAAGTTAAGTAGCCAATATCTTGATTCCAGCGAAAACGGACAGCCGTGGTTCATTCCGGCAGAAGCATTCTCGGTTGAGCAGGTAAAGCCGCTTACCCTGAATGATTTGGCAATTAAGGATTCTATCAGTATTGACAAGTCTACGGCAGCGGCCATTTTTGGCGTTCCGGCGTTTCTTGTCGGTCAAGGCACCTTTGAAAAAGACGCATACAACAATTTCATCAGTTCTGTGGTGCTGCCGAAAGCGCGTGGAATTGAGCAAGAGCTGACCCGAAAGCTGCTCCTTAGTCCGGACTGGTATTTTCGGTTCAATCCCCGCTCCCTTTACAGTTACAGTTTAACCGAGATTGCCGAAGTCGCCGCAAATTATGTTGACCGGGCGATTATCGACCGAAACGAAGCGAGGGATTGGAGTGGATGGACACCGCGTGAGGGTTTAAGCGAACTGGCAATTTTAGAAAATTACATTCCTTACTCGAAAATAGGCAGCCAAGGAAAATTAACACAAACGGGAGGTGATGAAAGTGGAAAAGAACCGGCAAAACCGTCAGACAAGGTCAACACAGACTGAATTCCATGCCGCTGCGGACGGCGAGGACAAATACATCGAAGGGTATTTCGCTGTTTTTGATTCCAACTATGATATGTGGTCGGGAGCAAGCGAGTCGGTTGCGCCGACAGCCTTTGACGGCGCTCTTTCCGACGATATCCGGTGTTTGATCGACCATGAAACAAGGCTCGTACTGGGGCGCACAAAGGCAAACACACTGGAACTCCGGGCGGATTCCAATGGCCTGTGGGGGCGGGTGAAAATCAATCCGCTTGATCAGGATGCCATGAATCTGTATGCGCGGGTGGAACGCGGTGACGTTGACCAGTGCTCTTTTGGCTTCGAT